GAAGTGCTGGACGATCCCAGCCAGTTGTTCCTGATCCAGGCTGCTGGCACGATCACCCAGGCAGATATTGGCAAGAATGCGGATCCGACGGCTTCGACCACGGGCAGCACCACTACCGGTGTTTCTGCTGGCACGCTGGGCACCCCCGCCAAGACCGCTGCGCTGACCATGAAGATTGTTGGTTTGAGCAATCAAGCAGACAACGCTTTGGGCCAGTACGCTGTGGTTGTTGTCAAACTCAATCAACACCAGTACGGTAGCGTCGGTGTTGCTGCTGACGGAGCTTAATCATGGCAATTACCCGTTCCCAACTTGTCAAGGAACTTGAGCCGGGGCTGAACGCACTGTTCGGTTTGGAGTACAAGCGCTACGAAAACGAGCACGAAGAGATTTTCTCGATTGAAACGTCTGACCGGGCGTTTGAAGAGGAAGTCATGCTGACGGGCTTTGGCGCTGCGCCGGTCAAGACTGAAGGTGCTGGTGTTCAGTACGATACCGCTTTGGAATCGTTTACTGCTCGCTATACGCATGAAACCATCGCTATGGCGTTTGCGCTGACAGAAGAAGCTGTGGAGGACAACCTCTACGATCGTCTGTCTGGCCGCTATACCAAGGCTATGGCTCGTTCGATGGCACACACCAAGCAGGTCAAGGGCGCCTCGGTGCTGAACAACGGCTTTACTGGCGGCAACTATGCCGGCGGTGACGGTGTTGCTCTGTTTTCGACGGCTCACCCGACCGCGTTGAGCTCAAACTACGCCAATACTCCTGCTACTGGCGCAGACCTCAACGAAACTTCCCTAGAGCAAGGCATCATCGACATCGCCGCGTTCATCGACGAACGTGGCCTGAAGGTGGCGCTGACTGCTCGTAAGCTGGTTGTGCCTAAGGAGCTGCAATTCACGGCCGAGCGCCTGATGAAGAGCACCTTGCGTACCGCCACGGCTGACAACGATATCAACGCGATCAAGTCTATGGGCCTGATCCCGGAAGGTTACGCTGTCAACCACTACTTGACCGATACGAACGCTTGGTTCCTCATCACTGATGCGCCTAACGGCCTCAAGATGTTCCAGCGTGCGCCGATCAAGACCGCCTTTGAAGGCGATTTTGACACCGGTAACGTGCGGTACAAGGCTCGCGAGCGTTACAGCTTCGGCTGGTCTGACCCCCGCGGCGCTTATGGTTCTCCTGGAGCCTAATCTAGGAAGTTGAAAAGGGGCCTTGTGCCCCTTTTCTTTTTGGTCTATATTCGAGACATTCCCGGGGTTTCCGGCGCGCTGACAGTCCCGGCTGACGACATGCAGACAGTGCGCTACAGATCAACTCGCATGTGAGGATTTCATGGCAAATACCACGTTCACTGGACCGGTTCGTTCCGTAAACGGTTTTCAAGATGTCAGCGTCAACAGCACCACTGGTGCGGTTACTGTAAACGCGACCTTTGGTGCCTCTAGTTCTGTTACTACGCTTGCCGTTTCCGGCACCGCTACTCTGGGCACTGTCGTTGGCGGGGTGCAGTCTTTGTCGGGCGCAGGCGCAGTCAATCTGACGACGCTGGTCACTTCTCTTACCACCACGGGCGCTTCTCAGGCCCTGACGCTGGCAAATGGTACCGCAGGGCAGATGAAAATCATTACCCATACGGTGGACGGCGGTAGTGCAGTTCTGACCCCCACCACGAAAATTGGTTTTTCCACCATTACCTTTACCGCGGTAGGCGATACGGCCACTTTGGTTTACACCGCAGCAGGGTGGGCGATCATTGGTTCTCGCGGCGTGACTATCGCTTAATTAGGAGCCTGCCATGGGCTTTCAATATGACGTAAAAGCGAAAACGCAGACTAGTACTGGTGCCACAAACATCGGTACTCCACGCGCTCGCATCAAAGCGGTATATGCACTTTTGGGCTCTAGCACCGGTTCAGTATCTTTTAAAGATGGTGGATCCTCTGGTGCAGAGCTTTTGAAATTTGATACGCCCGCCAATACGGTGACCAGCTTCTTGTACGCACTTCTTCCTTCAGATGGAGTGCGGTTTGAGGCTGATCCGTATCTCACTCTTACCAACGTGACTTCTGTTACGTTTATCTACGGCTAAGGATTCCATCATGGGACGCGCAGCAAAGATGTCAATCGACCAGTACCAGGGCGAAGTACAGCCCGGTGCTCAAAAACAGGACATGGCCAAAGGGGGTCCCCAACAGACCCCTCGCAAGGACTACCAAAAGCCTTCAAGCTCGGTGGCTCCGCGAGGCGTGGGCCAAGCTCGCAATAAGCAGTGCAAGATGTATTGAGCCGTGGCTAAGTCACCAGCATGGCAACGCAAGGAAGGCAAGAACCCGGAGGGCGGCCTGAACGCCAAAGGGCGCGCCTCCTACAATCGCGCCAATCCTGGGAAACCGGGATTGAAGCCTCCTGCTCCGCATCCAAAAACGGAGAAGGATGCCAAACGCCGCAAGTCGTTTTGCGCAAGGATGTCTGGGATGCCTGGGCCAATGAAAGACGAGAAAGGGAGACCAACGCGCAAAGCGTTATCTCTTAAGGCATGGAACTGCTGATATGGAACGCACTTCTCTCCTTTGCCTCTGCCCTGATTGTGTTCTGGGTCAAGCAGACAACGGAAGAGCAAAAGCGTATTCAGATTCTGTTGAACCGCACGCGGGAAGAAATGGCCAAGGAGTACGTCACCAAGTCAGACGTGCATACGGACATCAACCGCGTGTTGGATCGGCTGGACAGGCTTGAGGCAAAACTGGATTCATTCATGAAGGAGCAACGAAGTGCCCTCGGTTAGCAAAAAACAGCACAATTTGATGGCCATGGTTGCCAACAACCCCGCCGCGGCTAAACGGATGGGAATTCCGCAATCAGTGGGTGAAGACTTCATGAAAGCCGATAAAGGCCGCAAATTTAAAAAAGATGGTGGAAGTGTAGGCTTGTACGACAACATACATGCCAAACAAAAAAGAATTGCTGCCGGGAGTGGCGAAAAGATGCGTAAACCCGGATCAAAAGGTGCTCCGACAGAAGCGGCTTTTCGTAAATCAGCAAAAACCGCAAAACGATAGGTCTTAAATTAAGGGGTCTAGAAATGAAAAGTTGCTACAACAAAGGGGGCCTTGCTAAACGGGGCCAGGGCATTGCCACCAAGGGCTTTGCCAAGGGCGGGATTGTCTCTAAGGGCGTGGAAGGCGTAAAGAAGTTTTCCAAAGGAAGCGGAGACCCTGATATGGCCGGTAATTCTGGAAACAGCAAGCCTTTTAGCCAGCCCGTAAAGAAGAGCGTCACTGGGGATCAAGTCGAGGTTCGCGGAGTAGGTGCTGCTCGCGCTCGTACTGCTACGATCTACTAAACCATGACCACGTCGGGCACCTCAAGCTTCAACCTGGAGTTTGATGACATCATTGCCGAAGCGTATGAACGCTGCGGCATAGAGGTCAGGGATGGCTACGACATGCGCACTGCAATGCGTTCTATCAACCTCATGTTTGCTGAATGGGCAAACAGGGGGTTGAACCTGTGGACCATTGAACAACGTCAACAGATTTTGACGGCAGGCGTATACGAATACACGCTTCCAGATGACACAGTAGATGCGCTGTCCGCGGTCATTCGCACTAATGCTGGGGAGTCCACTCAACAGGACATTACCATTGACCGAATTGGACGCGCTGAGTACTTGCACATCCCTAATAAGCTGACTCAGTCGCGTCCGGCCCAATATTACATAGAGCGCACTGTGCCTGCTAAGGTGTACTTGTACCCTGCGCCAGACTCTACGCAGACATGGACATTTAGGTACTACGCCATCCGTCGTATTGAAGACACAGGGACTTACACTAATACCGCGGATATCTCGTTTCGTTTTTTGCCTGCGCTTATTGCGGGGCTGGCGTACTACCTCTCCATCAAAAAAGCGCCTGACCGCATCCAACTACTAAAACAGTTTTACGAGGAAGAGTTTTTTCGGGCCGCCTCTGAAGACAGAGAGCGATCTTCTTACTTTGCGGTTCCCACGTACACGACGAGGTGATGCATGGGTGCCGGGTATGCCTCAGGCAAGTTTGCAATTGCGCTTTGCGACCAGTGCGGGCAGCGTTACAAGCTTCTTCAGCTTATCAAAGATTGGAAAGGGTTTAAGGTCTGCCCGGAGTGCTATGAGCCTAAGCATCCTCAGCTTGAGCCCAAGCGCACAATTACGGAGCCTCAAGCGCTATATCAGCCTCGGCCGGAAGCACGATTGGCAGTCACAGTGTACGTGGGGCTTACCACAGACACGTCTTTTGCCAGTATTGGCATGATGCCGATGCCGTATGCAAAACCTTTAACCGCAACGGGCCTACTTGCATCTGTTGTAACGAGAATCACATGAACTACACGCAGCTTGTTGCCGCGATTCAAGACTATGCTGAAAATAGTTTTGATTATTCGAGCAATCCTACTCCGCTTAATAACTTTATTAAGCAAGCAGAGCAGCGCATCTACAACACGGTGCAGATTGCTAATTTGCGTAAGAACGTGACAGGTGTTACTTCTGGTGGCAACAAGTATTTGGCGTGCCCAAGTGATTTTCTGTCGGTGTATTCGATTGCTGTAGTGAATGACGATGATGATTACGTCTATTTACTCAACCGCGACGTAAATTTTATTCGTGAAGTTTATCCGTCTGCGTCATATCAAACGCTACCAAAGTATTACGCCATTTTTGGTCCGGTCTACAACCAAGAAACAGAATTGTCTTTTATTTTGGGGCCTACGCCGGACAAGTCTTACGATGTAGAACTGCATTACTACTACTACCCGGAGACGATTGTTACCGCCAACACCACTTGGCTTGGGGACAACTTTGATTCTGCGTTGTTGTATGGCGCTTTGGTTGAAGCAGCTACTTACATGAAGCAAGAGCCTGACCTTATGCAGCTTTATGACACCAAGTACAAAGAAGCATTGACGCTTCTGAAGAACTTGGGCGATGGCAAACAGCGCGGGGATGCTTATCGTGATGGTCAAGTCAAGCAGGCGGTGAAATAGCCATGATTACCGCAGGACTTACTACCAGCTTCAAAGAACAGCTCCTTTTAGGCGTTCATGATCTTGAAGTTGACACCTTAAAGATTGCGTTGTACACATCATCGGCAATCCTTGGGCCAGATACGACAGTCTATTCCACAGCAAGTGAGGTATCGGGGATTGGGTACACTGCAGGTGGACAAATCTTACTTAACGTGACGGTGAACTCCGGGCTTAATACAGGCTATGCCAGTTTCACAAATCCAATTTGGCCGGCGTCAACCTTTACGACACGCGGGGCTCTTATCTACAATGCGAGCAAGTCCAACAAGTCAATTGCTGTATTCAATTTTGGCACCGATCAAACGATGCTAAATCAAGCTTTTGAGATTCAACTTCCAACAAATGACCCCGAAACCGCGGTCATCCGCATCCTCTGAGGAACATCGCCATGATGAACGAACAATCCAAAGCTGTTGACACCGTTGGTGCAACCATCACCCGCACAGTTGGCGCACAGGATAACGCTGGCGCTGCTGGTGTGTATCGCATTGAGTGCGTCGGCCCGGACGGGCAAGTCAAGTGGGTCGCAGAGTGCCCCAATCTGGTGGTGAATCAGGGCTTGCAAGACATGAACGCCAAGTATTTCACCGGGTCTTCGTACTCGGCCACTTGGTATCTGGGTCTGTATGGCTCGGCTGCAACCAACAACCCTGTGGCGGGTGACACGGCTGCATCGCACAGCTTCACGGAAGTCACTCCATACAGTAATGCTACGCGCCCTGCCTGCACGTTTGGAACGCCCACGACGGCCAATCCATCTGTAGCTACAAATAGTGCTTCGCCCGCGTCGTACACGATCAATGCAACGGCAACGGTTGGTGGGGCGTTCCTGATCAGCAACTCCACCAAGGGTGGCTCGACGGGCGTGTTGTTCTCGGCCTCTGACTTCACTTCTCCTGGAGATCGTTCTGTAGCGTCGGGCGATACGCTCAACGTCAGTTATACCTTTTCGTTGACGGCAACCTGATAAGGAATAAACATGGCAGCGTTCAAAAAGGGCGAGGTCGTTAAGGTCAAAGGTGTCATTCCCGAAGGCCCCGTGCAGTCTTTCCGTATGGATGAAGATGGCAACGTGTGGTGCTTGGTGGAGTGGACTGACATTGATGGCGAAGTCCAGCAGCGTTGGTTTAAAGAAGACGATCTGGTCGGTGCCTAAATGGCCGAGGGCGGCTGGGGTTCCGGCACCTGGGGAGAAGCTGGCTGGGGCATGTCTGTCTACTACCCGGCAGTCGCAGAGACTGCTTCGGGGGTGGATACGGTCTCGTCTGCTGAGACCTTTGTCTCTTCTGTTTCTGAGACGGCCTCGGGTGTTGACTCTATATCCGCTGCGGTTACGTTTGTATCGTCTGTATCGGAGAGCGCGTCAGGCGTTGACTCCATATCTGCTGCGCAGACGTTCGCGTGTTCAGTCGATGAAGCTGGATCTGGACTGGACTCTGTTTCGGCTGCACAGACATTCGCGTGCACCGTCACTGAAACTGGGTCGGGGGTTGATGAGGTTAGCGCCATTCAGGTATTTGCGGCCTCCATCGACGAAACCGCATCTGCGCTTGATACAGAAACCGCCTCAGAAAACGTATTCAATTCGTCAGTAGCCGAGACCGCCAGCGGGGTGGATTCCATCAGCGCAGCGCAAGTGTTTGTAACGGCGGTCGATGAGACTGCCTCTGGACTTGACGACATATCAGCCGCGCAGACGTTTGCTTGTGCGGTGGACGAGGCTGGATCCGGGGTTGACAGCGTATCTGTTGCACAGACATTTGCTGCGTCTGTCTCTGAGACCGCCAGCGGGATTGATGTAAACGACTCCAGTTTTGTGTTCTTTGGGGCAGTACAAGAGAACGCTTCTGCCCTGGATTCCGTCACCCCGGCGATCAATATGTCTGCCTCGGTGGAGGAGGCGGCGTCTGGGTTGGATTCAACCAGCGCGGCACAGACATTTAGCTGTGCGGTAACGGAGACGGGATCGGCGACGGACGCAGTTTCTGCTGCCCAGACTTTCATTGCACAGGTATTGGAGACCGCTGCGGCGGCAGATCAATTTGTAGCCCGGTTCCTTTGGGAACCAATAGATGACAGCCAGACCGCAAACTGGCAGAATATCGTAGACACGCAAAGCGCTGGATGGGCTAATATCAGCAACACGCAAACTCCTGGCTGGACAACGGTGACAAACACCCAAACCCCAGGATGGACGAACGTGAATGATGCCCAAACCCCAGGCTGGCAAGTTATTGAGGAATTCAGCTAGTGTTTGTCTACAAGATTGTCAACAGCATCAACCCACGGGTCTACGTGGGGCTGACGACTTTTTCTTTGGAAAAACGCTGGCGCGAACATCGGTGCGCGGCTAATGTTGGGATAGACAAACCACTGTACCGAGCCATGCGCAAGCACGGGATTGACAACTTTAAGATGGAGTTGGTTTACACGGCTACTTCGATTGAAGACCTTCGCGCAGCAGAGTTGCGATACATTGACGAGCTGAAGGCGCATGTCGAGGCTGGTGGGTACAACTTGACCGATCATGGGTTCCACTATGGAACGCCAAATGCCGAAAAGGGCGAGCATCGTTACAACGCGGTGGTGACAGAACAGATCGTTGCTTTCATCCGTGATCCAATCCACTGGGATACATCTAACACGCAGATGTTAAAAACTGTGGGAGAGATGTTTGGCTTTTCCGGCGCAAGGGATACCATACGCGATGCACGTCGTGGCGATGCTTGGAAACACTTGAACGAAAAGTACCCACCGGTTAAAGTCGGGCAGGGCGCTAGACGCGCCATTACGGAAAAGCAACGGCAGGCCGCACGAGAAACGATGGCTAAGCATGCTGAACATATTCATAAATGCAAGATTGAAGCACGCAAAGGCAAACGTGCCCCCAATGCAAAACTGTCCGAACAAACTGTCAAAGATATCTTTTACTCAGCGGAGTCGCTGAATAAAACCGCAATTAAGTATGGCACCAGTAAGAAAATGGTGTCCTTGATCAAACAGCGCAAAGCGCATGTTTATCTGACAAAGGAACTTTGAAATGACCAC